CAGAATTTGTTTTTATTTCCATATCTACGTTCTCCGTCATTTTGATATTGAGGGGCCGAAGCCCCTAGGTTACTTTGATGATCTCACCGAAAGGCTCACAGCCTCGCCACATTGGGTCGCGGTCAGTGGTTGCCCAGAACACCGGATAGTCAGGCATTGTGAAGTCGTGCCGTGCATTAGGCCCAACCTCGCCCCAGCCATCGGTGAAGTAGATCATCGCGCATGGTTCGATATCGTTACGCTCAACATAGTTGAACGGTGGATTGAACTCAGTACCGCCGAACTCTGGAATCTTGAGCGTTAGCTCTTCATGCCTGTCGAACTCCTCAACACCGCACACTACATCGTGGCAGTAGATGACCACAGTCCTGATAGGCTGCACCTCGTCAATGATGTCCTGCACATGGCCAGCGTTCATATCCAACTCTTCTTGAGTCATTGAGTAGCTGACATCCTGCACCACAACAAGCTCGCCGTTAGGCTCACGATTCTGCGTGGGCAGTATCAAGCCCTGCGATAGCAGCCGCCGATTAGGTCGAGCATAGGTATGCTCAGACAAAACGAACTGATCAAACGCAGACTTGAGGTGCTGGTGCCAAGGAACCGGATCACCAGAGAATCCGCTGATGATCTGATCAACACTTGCTCCACGGCCAGAGCCATTGTCGCGGATCTTTTCATGGGCCTTGGCAGCTTCAAACACCTGCGAAGCGATCTCACGCTCAGCCTCAGCCTTAGCGCCCTCAGACATACCCTGCCCATCGTCACCAGAAGCTTCCCATACCTCACCCCAAGGCGCGTCAGGATCAGCGGGGCCATCACCAGCAGCGGAGCCACTGTCGCCCTCACCGTCGCCCTCAGCGCCAGCGGTGCTGGGCTGGTCGCCGTCTTGGGTGCCGCTGTCGCCAGCCTGTGCCTGACCCTCGCCATCGTCGCACTGCTCGCCCTCGCCTTCATCGTTGCTGGGCTGTTCGCCCTCAGACTGCGGCTGCGGCTTGCTGATGATCGTGTAGATTTGCTCAGCAGACATGCCGACATAGTCGGTGCTGTAGAGGCCACCGAAAACATCGAATCCGTCACGCACCAGCGCATAGTTGATTGCGTAGTCGGCAGCTTCGTTCCATAACTTGTGGTCACGGTTGCCCTTACGCAGGTGATGGAACCCATCAACGTGCATAACCTCGTGGGCAATCACGGTCATAATGAAACGCACACCGTGTTCTTTTTCCTGCGCCACAACCCACTGCTCGTTGAAGTGGATAGCCTTACCGTCGGTTGCCATTGTCGCAGTCTTGGTGCTGGGTATCAGCTCCAATTGATATGCGCGAAAGGCAAAGTAGGGGAAGGTTTTCAGTAGGCGCTTACGCGCCTCTAGAATGATCTGCATAGCATTCATAACTATTCTCCAGTTAATCCCATAGTCCTGTGAGGTTATCCACAATAGACTTGGCGGTTGTTGCCACGGCCTTGCGCTCAGTCTTGGACTCGCGCAGCTTGGCTGGGTCTAGGTCTGCAAGCTTGGTCAGCAGGGCATTGCCAGCTTGGGTAAGCTTGGGGTCACCCGTGATATTGAGAGACGGCAGCACTGCGGCCAACTCTTCGATCTTTTCGACAGTGTTGTCGGTGAACTTGCTCGCACGCTTGGCACCAGCAGCCTTCTCACCGTGGCGTTCTAAGCCGTCGATCAGCGCCTGTAAGGTATCGACCACACGCTCATGCACAGACTCAGTAGCAGCCTCTACGCGCTGGGTGATACGGGCCTCAGTGTCTGCCTTTATCTTGGCAATTTTGTCAGCGGGTAGGTTGACCCTGATATCGCCAGAGTCGGGCATGGCGCGAAGCTCATAGCTGAACTGGTACTTACCAATGATGTATTCAGGCGTTGGGTAGTCGTTAATGTCGAAAGACAAGCCGGAGTTAATCGCAGCGTCTTTAAGAATGTTAGGCCACTCGCGCACAACCTCGCGCTTTAGCTCCTCTGCATAGTCAACCTTCTTGATCCACTCAGCCTCAAAGGTTTCGATGTTCTCGACAGGCATAAGTCTAACGCCGTCCTCCCAAGGCACGCTCAAAGGATTAAGGACAGTGTTGCGTAGTTGCCCAGTAATTCTGCTCAAGGCTTTGATTGGTGCAGCTTCCAAGAGCCGCCGTGTAACGGTGAAGCTTTTCGGGTTGCCCTGTTGGCGTGCTGCTACGTCAGCGGATAAATCCGCATCTTTTGTGGTGTTAGCGAACTTGGTGATGGTCGCGGTGACTAGCATTGCGTTGTTCTGGATTTTATCCATTGGTTATTTACTCCAAAATAAATAAGGGGCCGAAGCCCCGTTAGGGTTTAGCGAGTTGCCTTGTGGGCAACATACTCAGAGGTAGAAAGCAGGTCTGCGTCACGGCGTGTAGCCAGCGCCCAAAACACCTCGACCAGTTCTTCGTTGATCCGCTTAAGAACGGTCACCGCATTGCCAAGGGTGTCAGTGGTCACACGCGCAGCAATAGCAGCGGTCACCGCATACTGCGTTGTGATCTCATTCGGCAGCGGCACGTTGTGCGGATCTGACAGAAACAAGTTGATATCTGGCAGGTTACGCATTGTGCGAACGAACGCCATGAACTCAGCAGCAGCGCCGAATCCTACGGCACCTTCGATGGCAATCTGCTCAAGATCAGCAGGTAAATCGTCATCCAAGATATCAGACACTGATTCCCAGCCGCGAGGCGTAGCGATAGCCACCCTGTCTTTTGATGTAGCGCCATCGGCAAACTCATGTATCAGTCCTGCCTGATCACCAGACGCCTCACCGCGAAACTTCAAGAACGCAACCACAAGCGGGTTAGCGCCGATATCTGCGAGGTAGTTGCTGGTTTCAGCAGCAGACGGGATAACGTCCAAGTGATACTTGAATCGTGTACTGACGGCAGCGTCGATGCGACCAGATACACCAGCGCCGTCACCGGGACGGTTAGACGCAGCGATAACAAACCAGCCCTTGGGCAGTATGTAGTCGCCAAGCTGGCCGTCGTTTAGTAGCTGATAGCCAGCGTATTGAGTCGAGGCACTGGCGAGCATTAGCTCATCCAGAAACAAGCAGCCCTCTGGGCCGTCGCGCTCTACGTCAGGCAACCATGCAGGTGTTGACCATTCGGTGATTTTTCTTGGCCCAAGACCAACAGCCTTGAGCGCTTCATCACCAGCCATGTCGAGTGCATCATGCTGGTCGCGTATGTAAGGGACGCCTCGCGTATCGACTGCGTCAAACTGAGATAGGCGCACATCAATCAGGCCTATAGGTCTGTCGAGAGTCTTGGAAAGCTTCTCAATAGCCTGTCGGACAATTGAGGATTTACCCACCCCGTAAATACCCCATAGGAATATAGGCTTGTGGCGCTTATCGCTAGACAGTTGAGATATCGCGTGGGCGAATAGTAACCTTGCAGCCTGAGAAGGGCTGACTTTCGGTGCATTTATTGATGTAGCCATAATGGTCATCACTCCAAGTTGTTGTTGGTTATCCAAGACCGTGCCTCCTACACGGTTTCGGCTGGTTACCATCCAGCACTCATCAGTTGGAAAAGTTTAGGTTATCGGTGAACAGCTTAAGTTCAGCGTGTTCCCAGCGGTCGAGCCAATCGACATACACTTTGACTTGCGGCCAGCGCAGGGTGTGACCTGTCTGCTTTTCGTAATCAGCAATTATCTGATCGGACAATTTGCCAATGCTCAGAATCCATTGCAGCCGCTCACGGTTGCTCAGGTTGGCGCGGTCTAGGTTTTGCTTGATGTCATCAATATCGGAGTTGTATTCATCAATCACTTGGTAATTCTCTCCATAATTAAGTTCGCCATTGCGGCCTTTACCTTGCTGCTCGCTGACGCAAGCTCGTCGTTGATTGCATAGTCGGCAGCTTGGTTATATTCACGCATCTGCATGTGCGCCCGATGCGCTGCTTCGTGCCTATCGATAAACTCGACAGCGGCAACCATCTGCTTGGTCGCGTTATCAAGCTCGCGGCGAGGCATGCAGGACTCAAGCTCTAAAGCTTTGTCGTGCCATTTCTCTTCCTGACGTAGCGCAGCCTTGTGCCTAGTGTCGAGCTTCTTTTGCGTGTCTCCCTGTTGTCTCTCCAGATAAGAGGCATCGCTACCGCAATCATTGGTAACGGGTTGGTCTGCAATCCATGCGGCTTTATCGACATAGAAATCTACTTTTCGCTGAGCCTTCACCCAGTCAACGACAGTGCGCTGATGCTTGGGGTTGATAGCCCTGATTGCGTTTGCAACGGCTATGTAGTCATCCATTTGTGGCGGTTGTTGTTTGGTCATGGCTAGAAGCCTCCCATTGAGATAGCGCCTTGGGCGCGGGTTGTTGTTTTGATCTTGGCAACGATTGCACGCTTGCGTTCGATCAGTCGGTTTAGAAACAGGCGGCGGCGATTGTGTCGCAGCACCCGTTGTCGTTCTGAGTCAGTCATCACACTTCTCCAAAATATCGAATCAACAATAGCCACTCAGTGAGTGGTCATTGGTGAGCCGAAGCTCTGCGGTAGCTGGGGCGGTGAACCTCAGCCAATAGCCCGAACCGCATGTCGGCATTTGTATGCCTGTCGGGGAACTGTGTATCGCTTTACGGCTTTCGCGTGCGCCTGACCTTGGGGTCAAGTGGCAGGGCTGCCCGTGCGGGTCGACCTTCACCATGTGGGGGATTGTACACCTATGAACGCAGTACACAACACCCAGTAACTAGTAAATGTTTACAAGTTGCATATGAAACGAGCGGTGCAGGAAATAATTACAGGGGTAGTGAAAATAATTTACACGGCAGGCAGCAGCAGGCAGCGGGCATGATTCGACTATAGATAGAAACGCGCGGGCGAATACCAGATAGCAGTAAGCAATACAAGTATTGACAGGCAAATAAGTAGCAAATAGTCAGTAACGAGTAGAAAGTACTTAGTAATCAACAAGTTAGGTACGAATTCCCGTCTAAGCGTATTTCACGGTTAACTGGTGCATATGTATGGCTGGGGCAAAACAGGCCTTAGAACGCAATTCTGGGCGTCCTATCTACAAGTGCGAAATGTCAAGCTTTATCTATGTACTGATCACTGCGTACTGGTGGCAGACGGCCAAGGTGGGCGGCGGTATCATTTCGGCAAACAGGCAGCACGGTATCGGAACATGGGCAAACCCAAGTCAGGACTCACTAGTAAGCAGCGGCATTTTGCGCTGGCGCTGAGCAGCGGCGCAGGCATGAGCCTAAGTGATGCTTACAGGGAGGCTTACGATTGCAAGAATATGAGCGCGGCAGCGATCAGGACAGAAGCCAGCCGTCTCGCCAGCAACCCTGCCATTACCCTATTGACTGAGCAGCAAAGGGAGCGGAATCAGCGTGCAGTATCGGCCTCTCAGGTTAGTGACCGTGACCGTGTGCTAAATCGCCTGCGGCAGTGGATGGATGATGCAGAGCCTACCGACACAAACAAGTTAAAGGCTGCACAGTTGCTAGGCCAAACCGTGGGCATGTTCAAGGATGTGGTCGAGACAAATAGCGGTGACCGTGCAAGCACTGAGGTTGCAGCGGAGATAGAGCGGCGCTTGGCAACACTGCAAGCAGCAGCCGAGCCTGAGCCTAAGCCTGACAGTCTGCACTAGTGGCAACAGTACACCATACGCAAACGGTTACAGTACACTGCACACAATACGCTAACCGTTGTACACCCCCTGCCTCTCAGCGAAAATGTCTATCATCCTGCACACCCCCACCCCCCCTGCACACAGTTACATGCCACCGTCTATATACATA